CGATATGTCCGGGAGGATGGGGCGATCATGTCGGATGCGGAGCTGCGCGAGGCTATTGGCCCGGTGTGGGCAACCCTGTCGACCGATGGTCTGAACGAGCTGATGCCCGGGGAATTCCGCGGGCCCGGTGTGCTTGCCAACGCCGGCAGCGCCCACCGCACGCTGCACTTCCGGGACGCGGCCGCCTACATGAGCTACATGGCCGAATTCGGCAATGGGAGCGTCTACGACGCCATCGTGCAGCACGTGTCCGGCCTGGCGCGGCACATCGGCCTGGTCGAGCGGTACGGTCCCAGCCCCGAGATGCAGATGCTTCTGCAGCTTGACCTGGCAGCAGGAGAGGACGGGGTGAAGCGCGGAAACTCTAGTGTGACCGGTACCCAGAATCTGCCAACGACATTCGGCAACGCGCCGCAGGCATATTGGAATGTCCTGGCTGGATACGCCGGCCAACAGGCGCGCCCCAACATTGCCCAGATCGGCCAGGATCTTCGGAACATCCAGACGGCGGGCAAGCTCGCCGGCGCGGTGATTTCGTCCATTACGGACCTCGGCACCTACTTCGTCACGACCGGCTACAACAAGCTTCCGTACTGGGAGGCGATCCGCAACATCGGCCGCCAGTTCGACAAGGAGACCCGCGACTTCCTGGACATGCACGGCGCGATCGCCGAATCGATGGCCTCGGACCTGAACCGGTGGGCCGGGGACCACATCCGGAACAACCTGACCGGACGGCTGGCCAACAGCACGATGAAGTTGTCCCTGATGAACGCCTGGACGGACGGCCTGCGCCGCGCCTTCCAGATGACCATGATGGGCGGCCTGGCGCGTCTGTCGAAGACGAAGTGGGACGACCTGACCGAATGGGACCGCAGCCACCTGCAGCGCAAGGGACTGGCGGAGGCCGACTGGGAGGTCGTGACGCGAGCGCAGTTGACGCGGTTCCGCGACAGCGACTTCCTGACGCCAGACGCGATCTATGCCACGGGTGACGCCGCGGCGCCGCAGGTGGTGGCCAAGGTCCTGGGCCTGATCCGCGACGAGTCCGAATATGCCGTGATGAACCCCGACCTGGCGACGAGGGCGGTCCAGACCTGGGGCGGCAAACAGCGCGGCACCCGTGACGGTGAGTTGGCGAGGGCGGTCATGCAATTCAAGAGCTTTCCGATTGCCATGATCTCCAGGCACTGGCGCCGCATGCTTGAAGGGAACCGCGACCTGGATGGCGCGCCTGAGATTTCGAACAAGCTGGCGTACGGCATGGCCTTGGGCGTGTCGCTCACCGCTCTGGGGGCCATCGCCTTCCAGACCAAGCAGGTGCTGCAAGGGAAGGACCCGGCCGATATGACGTCCCCGCGCTTCTGGATGCGGGCCATGGCCCAGGGCGGCGGTCTGGGCATCGTCGGAGACTTGTTCCTGGTGGATCCGTCGGAAGGGCTGGGCGATTCATCGGCCAATGCAATTAAGAATATTACCGGCCCGGCTATCGGGTCGGTGTTCGGTGACGTTGTGGTGAAAATGCTCATCGAAAACGCCTGGCAGGGCGCCGCCGGCAAGGATACGCACGCCGCCGCCGAGGGGCTTCAGATCGCGCGCTCGCACCTGCCGTACATCAACCTCTGGTACGCCCGCGCCGCCATCGACCGTATGGGCATGCACGCCCTGCAGGAGAACCTGTCGCCGGGCTACCTGTCGCGGATGAAACAGCGCGCGCGCCGCGACTGGGGTCAGGGCTTCTGGTGGGCGCCTGGCGACCCGCTGCCGGAGCGCGCACCGGATCTTTCAACCGCTGGAGGGCAATGATGCGTCCTGACCAATTGGTGCGGCTCAAGGACTTGAGCGAAAAGCTGGTGGAGGTGTTCCTTGGGGAGGCTGACCCGGATTTCTGGCCCGGCGCCGGCCAGGATCATGCCGACATGGATCAGCAGACACGGGGCGACCGGTACTGGGTGAAGAAAAACGCCGTGGCCACGGCCGCCCTGATCCGGAATGTAGAGGCCATGAGCCAGCCGTCCAATGCCCCTGCGGCGCCGAACGACGAGGCCGAGCGCGAAGCCGACCTCGATCGCCAGGTGGCGGATGCCGAGAAAGAAGCGGAACGGGTGCTGAAGGAAGCCCAGCGCCTGACGAAGGGTGCGGGGAAGCGTGCCACCGGTAAAGCATAGGAAGATATCCTTCCTCGCCTTTTTCCTGATGTGGGCCCAGCGGTGCCGGTGGAAGGTGCCGCCGATCCACGTGAGCGCCGCGTACTGGATGGAGCATCGCGGCCCGCTGGCGGTTCTGCGCTGCTTTCGCGGCTTCGGGAAATCGACCCTCCTGGCCGTCTACAACGCCTGGCGCTACTACGACGACCCGACGTACCGGATCCTCCACCAGTCCGAGTCGGACCCCACGGCCTACAAAACCTCGCGCGACACGCAGAACGTCCTGCGCAACCACCCGCTGACCATCGGCCTCTTGCCGGCGAACCAGGGGACGGTGGAACAGTGGTGGGTGGCCGGCGCCTCGGACGCCCGGAACGCCAGCATGTACGCCAAGGGCATCCTGTCCAACGTGACCAGCGCACGCGCGGACGAGTGCCAGAACGACGATGTGGAGGTGCCCAAGAACATCCAGACGCCGGAGGCCCGGGAGAAGCTGCGGTACCGGCTGGGTGAGCAGACCCACATCATGGTGCCTGGCGCGCGGCAGCTCTACATCGGCACGCCGCACACCCACGACTCCCTGTACGACGAGCAGGAGCGGATGGGGGCGGACTGCCTGACGATCAAGATGTTCGAGCAGGAACACCGCATCGAATGGGCCAAGGGCGTTCGCCACCGGGTGCCGTTCCGCCCGGAATTCGTGTTCCAGGGTATCGGCAAAGGAACCCGGCTGCTGGAGGAGGGCGCGGACTACCGTCTGGAGGATGGCTGGATCATCTTCGCCGCCGCCCCCGAGTGCCTGGTGGACTGCTACGGGCCCAGCGCGTGGCCGGAGCGCTTCGACCGCGCCGAGCTGGCCAAGCGCCGCGGCCGGTGTCGAACCATCAACGAATGGGATAGCCAGTACCAACTGCATAGCAAGCCCATCAAGGAGTCGAGATTGGACCCCGAAAAGATCAAGGCCTACGACGTCCACCCCCGTATCGAGTGGGCCAACCGGACGGTGCGCATGATGTTGGGGCAAACCCGTATCGTCAGCGCCCGCGCGTACTGGGATTGCTCGATGGGCAAGATCACCAGCGACGCCAGCGCGTTTTCGCTGATGCTGGACGATGCCGCCGGGAACCTGTACTGGCACGTCTGCGAGGGGCTGACCGGCGAATTCGCCGAATTCTCGGACACCCGGAACACCGTCATTTCCGATGGCCAGGTCATGCAGGCATGCGACCTGATCGAGCGGTTCAACATCCCCACGGTGTATGTCGAGACCAACGGCGTGGGCGCGTTCGTCCCGCAGCTCCTGCGGCAGGCGCTGAAGCAGCGGCAACTGCGGTGCGGGGTCATCGAGCGCACAGCGGCCGGGAACAAGAATGTCCGGATCCTGGAGGGGCTGGAGCCCCCCATGAAGTCTGGGGTGCTGTGGGCCCACGTCGACGTGCTGACCGGCCCGCTCTGGGACCAGATGCTGGACTGGAACCCGGAGGTTCGGGTGCAGCCGGACGACTACCTGGACAGCGGCGCCGGCGCCGCGCTGGAGGCTCCGGTACGGATCACCACGACCGTGGGCCAAATAGTCGGGAAACCCGCAGGGCACTCGGGGGAGGATTGGCGTCCATCCGGGGGCGTCCACGAAGTGGAGCTCGAGCAGTGAGCCAGGCGGCCCCGTTCTTCGAGCGAGGCCGCCGTGGCAGTACCTGAACAACCCATCTATACCCAGCACACCGGCAACGGCGTCGCCACGGACTTCACATTCGAGTTCCTGGTGCTGCGCGCCAGCGACCTATCCGTCAAGGTCAACGGCATCGAGGTCGATCAAGCGGCCTACAGTGTTTCGGGCATCGGCCAGCTGTCTGGCGGTACCGTGTCTTTCGATCAGCCGCCCGCCGACGAAGCCGATATCCTGCTGGCGCTTGCAATGCAGCCGTCCCGCGACACGGATTACCAGACCAACGGCGACCTGTTTGCGAAGACCGTGAATCTTGACTTCGATCGGCTGTGGTTGGCCACCCAGCAAGCCTTTCGCTGGCTGGCCGGCACGATCCGCACGCCGGTGACCGAAACCCTTCGCCAACTGCCGCCGGCAGCAGTTCGTGCTCGCAAGGCGGCAATCTTCGACGATGACGGGAACCTAGTGGTTTCCGACGACGACTTCAACGACCAGGTAGCCAACGTCACCGAACAGGCCGACATCGCTGCTGCTGCCGCGGCTGAAGCCGCCGCTCAGGTCAACCGTGCCATCCGCGCGCCGATTGGCGAGGTGTTCCTGACCACGATGCCCGACGCCGCCGCCCGGGCCGGGAAGATGATCGCATTCGACGAGTTCGGCAATCCCATCGTCATGGTGCCCGCTGTCGATAGCGCGACCGGCCTGGCCAACACGCTGGCCCAGTCCGGCGGCGCCGGCAACGTCGGCACGTCGGTGGGCCAGACCGTCGAGCGGCGCCTTGGCGACACGGTGCCTCCGCCGATCATCCCGCGACTGCCGCCCTCCAAGCAGAAGCTTATCAACGAACTGCGCGCCCTCGCGGCGCTACCGCAAGACGTGGCCGGCAACGGACGCCGCTCGGAGATCGGCACGCACAGCAACCAGTGCGTATTCCGTACCTTTCACAATGCGCAGGGCGGCACCGACGGGCAGGCCTCCTCCGCCATCCAGATCCGCATGGGCATCGCCACGCCGGGCGGCACCAACGTCGACCTGCGCGTGGAGCTGGATCCGGCCTATATCAACGCCGGGGTCACGGTGTCGGCGATCCGCAGTTCCGACCCGACGTTCCCATCGTCCAGCCCGACGCTGGTGCGCGCCGCGATGACGAACGCGGGCGGGGGCGTATTCACGCTGAACATCCCGTCCAGTCAGCCTGGGACGCCCTACTACGGCATCGAAGTGCGTCTGGTGCCGGTCAATACCGCCAACGACGCGACGCTGCACGACGAGTTCTTCGCGCTGAACCGCGTGGAGATCAAGCACGGCGGCGTGACCCAGGTGGACACCGATAACGCCATCGGCGATACACCCTTTCTGCGGCTGGTGGCCGCCTCGAAGGCCCGGGCCTTCAAGGTGCAGACCATCAACAACGGAACCGTCGACGTCGTGGTGCGACACAACGGATGCGTCAGCGGCGCCTATAAGCGCTACGTCTGGACCGCGCACAACGTCTCGAGCGGGGGTGCTGGCGCGGAGGACGATCCGGTGAGCCTGGCCGACGCGCGCGCCGCGTGGCAAGCCGGCGACACCACGGTGCTGCTGATGTACGCGGGCCGATACACCTGG